CGCTATTGGTCTATCCTCAAGTTCAGACTGGTCGTTAACAAATCATAATAATCTATTATTTAATGGTGGTTACCGGACAATAGAACCCAAATGCGAAAGTGCCTTAAATAAGGGTGTTAATGGTAGTATAAATAACGAATATTGTTTATATGATTATGACAATAATTTACTTACAGGTAAATTTTCAAATTATGGATTGGGTTCTTATCCTACTGAATACCTCGGAACTATATTTAACCTTGATGAACCTGTTACAAAAACAGAAAGTACAACAATGAAAATAACATATACATTATCCAATGCTTAAGTCTATACTTGACAAAATAATCTTGTTGTTGTAGTATAATAAGTAGATGTTGGTTAAAGGAGGTAAACTTAAATGCCACATATAATAGAGGACATATCAGGACTTATTGGACTTATACTTCAATGTGCCACTCTCATAACTATTATGTATGGATTCTTTAAGTTTACCCAGAAGCCAACAGAAACTCTCAATAGTAGAGTTGAATTACTTGAAAAGTGGAAAGATAAACAGGAAGATTATAAAGAGGATTTGGAACAACGACTACATCAAGGTTCAGACCATTTTGAGAAAAATGATGACGCAAATAAAGTAACACAGGGAGCATTACTTACAATATTGGACACATTAAGTGTTATGGAGGGTGTTCCTGATAATGCGAAAGCAGAAGTAAAGAAATCAAGAAACAATTTGTTTGAATACTTGAAAGATAAGTAAAGTGGGTGATATAGATGACCAATAAAGTTTATGATACTGTAAAAGATTTATCATTACTTTGGATGCCTGCAGGTATTACTCTTTTAGGTGTAATATGGACAGCTTGGGGATTACCATATGGTGAACCAATCCTCACCACATTAGCCGGAGTAAATGCATTCTTCGGTGCAGTAGTAAAATACTACAAGTCACGCTATGATAAAGCACAGAACGAAGATACAAGTGGAGAAACAAATGACAAAAACTGAAAAAGCCACACGCTATATGGAGTCAATAGCTAAAGATGACAGTCACGGCTATGACCAAATTCATAGAATGGGACCCTATGATTTTGATTGTTCAGGACTCAATATTACAGGCTGGGTAAAAGCAGGTGTACCTGTTAATAAAGCTGTCAAAAAGACTGTAACAGTTAATGGCAATCAGAAAACAGTTACAACACCAGGAGCTACATATACAGGTAACATTCGTAATGCTTATCTTGCACATGGCTTTAGTGACGTTACAAATTCGATTGACTTAAAAACTGGAAAAGGCTTAAAACGTGGTGATGTACTTTTAAGAGAAGGACATCATGTTGCACAGTATTGTGGTAACGGTAAGGAAGTAGAAGCTTCAATCAATGAGAAAGGAAAAACAACTGGTGGTAAACCAGGAGACCAAACAGGTCGTGAAATTCTCATTCGTAACTATCGAAACTATCCTTGGAACGTTGTTTTAAGATATAACGATAGTTCAAAAACCACACCTGCAAAATTTACAGAACCTAAAACCAATGTATCTCGATACACTTCAAACTCAAGGTCAGAAGTAAAATGGATACAATCAAAGCTGAATAAGTTTGGATACAAACTTGCAGTAGACGGTGATTTTGGTGAGAGAACATATAATGCTGTAATTGATTTTCAGAAAAATCATAACCTTGCAGTTGATGGCATTGTGGGTAAGAGTACAAGGAAGGTATTGAAAAATGGCTAAACAAATGTCAAAGAAACAGCAGTCGTTTGATAAGATTCATACCGAAACAACAAGAACTGTTACAAAGAAAGTTGCAACAAAGAGTTCAAATACTACTAAGAGGAAAAAGAAGTAATGGAGCCACTTGCAACTGAACTACTACATGAAGTTAAACAGCAGAGCAAAAGATGGTTCATGGCATTTATCATAATGCTTGGACTATTTTTTGTTACAAATATAGCTTGGCTGATAGCTTGGAACTTACCAACTGAAAAGACAACCACTACAGTCACACAGAGTAGTGAAAATGATGGCATAAACAATTATGCTGATGATGGGAGCACTATAAATGACAAAGCAGACAGTAAAAACAACGACAACTAAGAAACCAGGACCTGGGCAGCGTAAAGGTCATACAAGCGGTAGGTCAAACAATGGAACTACCCGAAAGCCCAGATGATTATAGCTGATTTTACAAAACCTGAACTTGACTATTTCAGGGAGAACTGTAATTTTGTCGGTGATGAAATCATACTATTTGAAATGCGTAGCAAAGGCATACCATTAGAGCAAATAGCAGATAAATTAAATCGGTCAATCGACAGTACAAAACTAATCAGCCGAAAAGTAAACAAGAAGATACTGAAGGTTTTGTAAATTTCTCCTCCCTTCAGACTTCACATACTACCCACTTTTAGCACACTTTTGATAACTCGAAAGTGTGCTATTTTTATGCTATATTGAAGGTATGAAGGAGGACGATATGCAATATCCAATGACGAATCCTTATCAGCTACAAATGCCACAATTACAAATGCCACAATTACAGGTGCCACAAGCAGTACAGCCACAACAACAGATACAGTATGTCAATGGTCGTGAGAGTGCAAATGCTTATCAAATCGGACCTAATAGTTCTGTATTACTGATGGATAGTAATGACGCAAAGTTCTATATAAAGACATCTGATGCAAGTGGTTTTTGTACTGTCAAAACATATACATTTCAGGAAGAAGTTGAAAATACTGAAAATAGTCAGTATGTCACAAAATCAGAATTTGAAGAGTTCAAACAACAATTACTGAAAGGAGTATCAAATGAATCCGCTACTTCAAGGCAACATAATGATACAAGCACTCCAAGCGATGACGAGCGGTCAAAGTCCTCAAGCTTTTTTAATGCAAATAGCTAAACAAAATCCTCAGCTTGCAAGGCTTGACTTAAACAATCTTGAAAAAACCGCAAGGGATTTATGTGGTAAACGAGGTGTTGATGTTGACAAAGCAACACAAGAAATCTCGTCAAAGTTGTCTAACAAATAATTTAGGTATATGTGTGGACGTCCAGATATACAAATAATAACAGAAAGGAAGGATTAACTATGTCAGATGATACAATGAATGGTTCAGGATGGGTATGGGCATTCCTTATCATAGCACTCATCTTCGGCGGTGGTGGTTTCTTCAATGGCGGTAATGCAGGAGCACTTGCCGGATATGCCACTATTCAAGATGTAAACAATGCTATCAATGCTCAGACATCTGCACTCAATCAACAGCAGACACTTCTTTCAAGTGCCAACAACAACTATGAAACCGCAAGACTGATAAGCGACCAGAACTTATCACTTATGCAGAACCAGAATACAAATCTTGTAAATGCAATACAAGGTTTCAACACTGTAAATCAGAATATCATGGCTCAAGGTAGTGGTATTCAGCAACAGCTTTCTCAGCTTGGTTATCACATGGATCAGTGTTGTTGTACTATTCAGAGGCTTATGCTTGAGAACCGCTTACAGGATACTCAGATTGCACTTCAGAATGCACAGAATGTTGCAGTCAACTCACAGCAATCACAGTATCTGCTCGGTCAAATGGGTCACTGGGTAGCTAACAGTACCACAGCATCTACAACATAACCCACAATATATCGCTTCATTATATAGTAAGCACTCAACATCTTGTGTTGAGTGCTTATTTTTTTTTGAGAAAATAGTTGACAATTAAATGATTATGTGATAATATATAGTTACATTGATAAGCAATGAAATTAAATGAAAGGAGCAAACAGATGATAACTATTGATATTCGTGAAGCAAAGCGAATAACAGATTCATATAGTGCATTTATATCATTCGATTACAATGCTAAGATAGTGAACATAATCAGAGAGTTACCAGTTCGATTTTATGACAAAAATCATAGAACTTGGGAAGTACCTGTATCATCAGTAAATGAGTTGATAGATAAACTTCAGGACTTCAATATAAAGCTAATCGGCAAAGTAACCGAATTAGAACCAAAACAAGTTGTTGAAGGTTTACCAAAAGGGTTCGAGTTTAAGACTCAACCATACTCACATCAGATTGAGGGTGTTGAATATGGTTTGAAGTACGACAAATGGTTCCTTGGTGATGAACAGGGACTTGGAAAATCCAAGCAAGCTATTGATATAGCCGTTGCCCGAAAGATAGCATACAACTATAAACATTGCCTTATCGTTTGCGGTGTGAATACACTGAAATGGAACTGGGTGAAGGAAGTACATATTCATTCAGATGAGGGAGCTTATATACCAGGACAGCGTACAAAACGAAACGGTAGGGTGTATATTGGTTCAACAAAAGATAAAGTTGCAGATGCAAAATCACTTGACAGCATTGAAGATTATTTCATTATAACTAATATTGAAAGTTTCAGGTCGAAGGATTTTGCTGACGCAATCAAAAAAGCGTGTCTTGATGGTGAAATAGATATGTGTGTGGCTGACGAGATACACAAAATGAAAAATCCATCAAGTCAACAGTCAAAAGGATTTCTGAAATGCTTACCAAAATGCCGTATAGCAATGACAGGTACACCATTGATGAATAACCCACTTGATTTATATATCATACTGAAATGGCTCGGGTATGAGGCTCATAGTTTCTACAGTTTCAAAAACCATTATTGTGTGATGGGTGGCTTCAACGGTTATGACGTAATCGGTTATCAGAATATGGACCAACTTACCGAACAATTCAGAAACATAATGCTGAGGCGGTTAAAAGCTAACGTACTTGACTTACCAGAGAAGATATATGTTGATGACATTGTTGATATGACGGATAAACAATCACTCATATACAATGAGGTAAAGAATGATATTAAAGCTCATATCGACCAGGTTACACTTGACGCTGTAAATCCATTATCAGCTCTCATTCGCTTACGTCAAGCAACAGGGTACACGGGAATATTGTCAAGTGAAATTAAAGAAAGTGCAAAACTTGACCGCATGGAAGATATTGTTGAAGAAGCTGTGGCTAATGGAGATAAATGTATCATATTCAGTAATTGGACACAGATGACAGAGGCTATCATTGACCGACTGGGTGCATACAACCCTGCATTGATTACAGGTAACACAAAAGATAATGACCGTACAGAACAGCAAGACAAGTTTATGAATGATGATACTTGCAAAGTCATTGTTGGAACGATTGGTGCAATGGGTACTGGACTTACACTTACAGCAGGTTCAACTGTAATATTCCTTGATGAACCATGGAACAAAGCACTATTCGACCAAGCGGTTGATAGAGCACATCGTATCGGTACAAAGAACAATGTCACAATCTACTCAATAATGTGTCGTGATACCATTGATGAAAGGATCCACGACTTAATATACAAGAAGGGTCAGATGAGTGATGCTATTGTAGATGGTAAAATTGTTGGTGATAAGACGGCTATTATCAACTACTTAATGCAGTAACGACTATAAAGTTACTCAGAAACGACAGAGAAAGCCGGAGATTTAATTTTATGAAAGGAGCCGATAAAATATATGGCTAAAAAGAAGATGTACAATGTGAACGAGCTCTGTGAAGCTCTTGAAATATCATATTTCACATTGACTAATTGGTACAAATGGGAAAATAAGCGACTGAAGAGTGGTGAAATTACAGAACGCTATCTTCCGAAGCCGTATCGAATGAAAGGACAGAGAGGAAATCCTCGTGCTTGGGATACTCAAATGCTTAAAGCATTAAAGAAGTATAAGAACAGCATTGTTATAGGTCGAAATGGTATCTTTGGTGAATACACCAATCCGGTACACAAACAGACCAGAAAGTACAAGAAACAACAGGAGGCATCAAATGGAGAAAGCAATGACGCTACAAGGAATGATTAACACAAATCTCTCGGATATGGTATCAGCATATGCTGATGTTAAAGCACGAGAGAAGGAAATTAAAAATGACGTTGATGAACTGAATAAAGACATCAAGGCAGCAATGATTGAGGGCAATATATCGGAGGCACATGGCGGTGGGTATGTAGCAACACTTACCGAACAGAAGCGTGAAGACTTCGATGAAGATAAACTGATTACCCTTTTCAAAAAGAACCTTGACACAAACCCTGAGCTTGCAAAATGTATCAAGACAAAAGAGTATATTGACATGGAAGCACTTGAAAATCTCATTTACAATGCTGAGATTGATAATAACATTGTAACTGAAATGGGTAAGTGTAAGGTTGAAAAAGTAACTCAGGTACTTCGCATTAAGAAAGACACTAAAAAGAAAGGAGATAAGTAATGGCAGAACCTATAATGGCACAGACTGTAAATACAGTCAAACTCACATCAAGAGCAAGCGTTAAGATTGGTGACAGTTATTTCACATTTGAAGCGACCGAAGAGCATACTGTACCTGATACAGTAATGAATGATGAAGATTTCACTGACTTCAAAAATAAGATTTGGGACGATGTAAATAGTGAAGTAGATAATCAGATTATAGAAACAAAAGACTTTTTAAGTAAAAAGTCGAAGGCAACTAAAATTGCCACTTGACAACCTGTAATTATTGTTGTATTATATATTTGTAACATATCAAAAGCCTTTTGTAAG